GCGACAGGCTGTCCGAAGGAGGAGCCTTGAACGGCTTTGCCGTGATGAGAGCCAGAGAGTCGTTTGACCTGTCGATGGCAGCGTTCAAGTCAAAGCTGTTCCCAGCCTCGACCGCAACTGCGTCGAGAAGAGTCTCATCTTGAGACATCCACTGGAACACCATCTCCCACTCAAGGTCTTGAGTGGTGTGCCAGTTCTGGGTGAACTTCTGTAGGATGCCTCGGCGGAGCTGGCGTCCCCACTTCACTTCTAGGATTTGCCCTTGGCGGCGAATCTCATCGATCTTGTTCGCCAGCTCTCCAACACTGTCGAAGCCAGCAGGAGCACCCTCACCAACACCACCTCCTGAGATTGTCACCGGAGCTGCTGTATCTTGTCGATCATTCTCAAAGCGAACTGGTTGGCCGGCAATATGGTCAGTCCCAAACGCGGCTTGCACGTCCTCTTCTTCTGAGAAGATGCTGAGGAATTTATCGGACCACTTTCCTGAGATGGTAGTCGGGTCGAGGGACGCGCCCATGATCTGGAGTGTCCCTTCTGGGCTGCCCGCGTACCAAGACAAGTCAGTTCTCATGCTTCCCGAAAGGGTGAACGGTCTCTTCGGAAGACCACGACCCTTCATCGTGATCGTGCGCTTCTCCCCTGTCAGCTCAGTGATAACGAAAGCTGTTCCGGTTCGGAATGGTAGTGCAGCCTGAACCATCTAGCGCACCGTGAATGGAGAGAGGAGAGCGGATTGAACTTTCTGCTCGCCGAAGTTGGAGAGGTCGTTGGCGAATGCCACTGCAATTCGATCTGGGTCGAAACCTTCGGCAAACTTCTGCGTGATGTCGAAGCGTGAGCCGCGGAAATCCTGGTAGTAGCTGGGTCGCTCGCCTCCCACACCTTCTTTGTCTTTGCCTGCAGCTTTCGCAAGCTTCTCGTATCCCTTGTGTTTGACGAATGCGTCCCAACCTCCTGCATCACGAGTCTTGAACTGCATCCTCAGCTCTTTGAAGTTTGCGATATTTTGCTTGTTAACTTTCCCTCCAGCCTTATCGATAGCGGCTGCCCAACTCTCAATAGACTCCAGGGTGAAGCTCGTGCGGTTTTTGATGGCTTCGCCTTGGGCCAGCTTGTTCCTGGCTGTGTCCCAGCCAACACGATTCTTGATCATGTAAATGACCGTGTTGATCATGCCTGTTAGACCCTTCACGATCTCCATGACCTTGACAAAAATCTTGACGAAAATCGTTCCGACCCACTTGAGAAACTCGCCGAGGGCGGAGCCCTCTCCAAAGGCTTCTGCCAACTGGCTGCCAATACTTCGTATGTCAGCCCAGATGCCTTTGAACAACTTAGAAATCTTCTTGCCAACACCCGACATGGATTTCACAGCCATCTGGATTCCGTGGACAATAGCTGTGATGACCGCACCGACCAGTGACAGCTTCAGTAAGACCATGATGATGGGGCGCAGAGCCATCATGCCAGTGAAGAAGCGGCCAAGGATGGCGCCAACTCTGCCCATCTTGCCTCCCTTCGCCATCATGTTTGAGATACCACCAGCAGCTCTGCCTCTGAGCCCGCCTCGCGAGACTGCCTCTGCCAAAGCAAATTTTCCGCCACCACCACTCTTCTTGGCTCGTGCAACCATGCCGCCCATATGTCCAGACATTCCTTGTCCAGTGAGTTTCATCAGCACGTAGTTCGCCATCATGATCTTGCCGAAGATCTTGGCAAGAGCCACAACGGCATCCATATGCTTGACGAGGAAGTCCCCAAACTTCGCCGCACCTTCGGCCCAGCTGTCGATTCTGGACGCAACTCCGTCCATGAGCTTTGTGAGAATAGGTAGTAGTTTCGCGCCGACAATGACAACCATGCGATTCCACGCTTGGCTGATCTTGCCTACTCCTGTCTTGAACTCCGCGTATTGAGCCATGGTCTGCTCGTTGACGTGCCCCATCTTCTTCTGGGCAGCGGCGAACTGTTGGCGAACAACTTGAGGGCCTTGCTGCAGGAATTTCCGCATGCGGAGCATCCCCTCGCCGCCCAACTTGTTCAGCTCTTTGTACCCAATCTTCCCAGACTGGACGTGCTTCGACATCTTGACCAGTGCTTCGACCGGACCTTTGCGGAAGTCCACACCCATACGCCGAGCGAGCTGGTTGGTGCCGGCCATGTTGGCACGCATCTCGCCGCCCTTCTTAGCGAGAAGGACGTATGAGGACTCCATGTCAGCAGCAGAGACGCCAGCCTTCACCATTGCGTGGCGAACACCGGCAATCTCGTTTGCTGTGCCACCAGCTACATTTTTGATGCGCTCAATTTGGTCGAAGTATTTCTTCGCCGAGTTGACTGATGCACCCAAGCTGAGGGCAGCGCCGAGTCCGCCATACCTGTTGACGATTCCACCGAAGCTCATCGTGATCTTGTCGATGGTCTTTAGGAGGTGGCCGGTCGCCTTGCCAATGTTCTTCACGACACTGGAAGCCATGTCGACGGCTTTCAGTTCAATGGCAACTTTTTGGGTGGAATCAGCCAAGTGTCTAGCCTTCAGTATTGGTCATGTTGCGACCAGATGAGTTCTCTTCTGTGATGAGTTCGCCAAGTGCAACCATGTAGCGGTCGCGTTCGTATTCTTCTAAGTCCAAAACGTCGTCGAGACTTTGATGCCCGTACCGCGTGATGAACGCAAATGACTTCCACAAAGTCTCCTCGTACTTTTTTGCTCCCCCGGCTTTATCGAGAGCGAAGGCGTAGAAGCCGATAGAGGCGATGGAGACGCCTCGAACAGTGACTCCGACTAGCCGACTTTCTCTCTCCTCCCCTTGATAAAATTTTCAGCTTCGTCATCCTCCGGTGTGTGCAGCTCCGCATACGCAGCGAGGATGAGGTTGCGAAGAATTGGGTCCATGTTGTTCCACAGCTTCTCTTCCTCGTGCTGCCCTCGGTTGATGCGCCGGCCATCAACTTCGTACATGGATTGCTTGACCAGTTCGTAGGCGAGCATGGTGCTGTCACCCCGAGCGCGCTTGGATGCAGCCTTCTCTTCGCGCCCGTTGAGTTTCACCAACCCAACAGTCCCAGTGATTTCCTCACTTTGATGACGCTCGGGAATGTCGAACTCATAGACGACTCGCTGTCGCCCCATTGACTCACCTTGAAAATTACCTGTTTGTGCTTCGGACATTGTTACTCAGCCTTTCTTTTGGTTTGGTTTGGGTCGCCTTAGAGCAGTGAGTAGTCCGAGCCCTCAAACGAGAGCGAGACTGCACCGTAGTCGCCACGACTACCGAAGCTCACCGGGATTTCACCGAAGAAGCAGTCACGGAGGAGGATTCCTTGCGTGTCGCCATTCGGGAAGTTGAGTGTTGCGCGGATGTTGATCTGCAGACCTGCCTCTCGGCGGCGAGCGCGATCAATGATGCTGCGCATGAGTTGGAGAATTTCACCGTTCTCGAAGTTGAGTTCCATCGAGCCGCGAAAACCGCGGTAGATCTCATCCTTCCGATCAGTGGTCTCGCCAAGGTATCCCTCGGAGAGAATCTCTAGTTGAGCAGCCATCTCGAATGACCGCACGTCTGTGATAGAAGTGAGTTCTTCACCACCGCGAACGATGCGAACCTCAACTTCTTGACCCTTGATTCTTTGCTCTGCCATCTGGTTTTACTCCTAACGCAAGAAAGCACTACAGGGCTCCAATTGGAATCCCGCAGTGCCCTATCCCACGCAGTTGCGAGGTGAAGCACTTCGACTTGGACAACCCAAGTCGAGGCGTCTTTAGGCTACTAGTTCGAGGAAGTGATGACAACCCCTTCGCCAACTTCAGCCTGGATCGTGATGAAGTCTGCAGTGGCCAAGGTGCGAACTCGCACGATGAGCACGAAGACTCCTTTGGCTTCGAGAGATGGAGTGTTCCCAGAAACTGGGTCAATCTCGTAGCTGTTGATCCGCTGAGCGGGAGGATTGTCGATGGAGAGCAGACCCTCCATGAACTCAACAGCTTCTCCGGTGACAGTCTGCTTGAGCGACTCCGTGAGAGGCAGCTTCGACTGCTGCACGAAGCGAGCAGCGAGACTGTCTTCGATGAAGTCCGCCATGCGGCGACGGTTGATGTTCTTCCGCCCCGAGAGGAGCGAGCTGGTGATACCAGACTGGATGACAGGACCAACCACGCGGTCAATTCGTAGAGCCGCGATTCCCTTTCCTCGCATGGCGATGTACGAGTTCATGCTCAGGGTTGGCACGTTTCGAGCGAGCCCAAGTACGCCAGCCAGAGCCCTGCGAGTAGTAGCACTAGACTCACCGGGATTTCGCTCGGGAGCCAGGTTCGAGAGAATCGACGCCAGAAACCCGTCTCCCGTCATGTCGAGAATACCGTCATCGGTAGTCTTGCCATCGGCTGTGCCCAGATTGAAGCCGACAGCTTCTGGCACAAAGGTGAGAACTGGGGGCCAGCTGTAGTCCACCCACTCATCGCGAGTCGCACCAACACCAGGAGCGGTGTCTCCGAGCACGGTGCCCAGAGCGGTGAGCTTGGCGATGTCGAGGTTGGGGGACACAGTTCCTGTGCGGCCAATCCCGACAGAGCTTGCGTCGAGGAGATGCTGCTTGAGGCTGGAGCGAATGGTGCTGTCCTTCCGAGCGGTCCACACGATGTTGACCTCGCGAGCAGGAGAGGCTTCACTTAGTAGTGCAGTGAGTGCACTGGAGTACACGACATCCAACGCGGCATCATTGGGTGCGTTGGCCTTCTGAAGTGCCGCGGTGAAGTCCAGCGCAGTGGCTGGGTTTGTGGCTGCCCTCAGCCCAGAGAGGCTGTTGTAGGAGGAAGCCGAAGCAGCGGGAGGAGAGATGGTGGGGGAGAGGACTTGGCCAGCTGCCCAAGTGTTGTCCGCTGCGTCGGCACCAGTGCCCTGCCCATCCGTGAGAGGGCGAGCTGGGATGAGGTAGCCAGCTGCCTCAGACAGTTGATGAACTTTGCCAGTGTCGGCGGCTGCCGCGGGATGGATTCGGAAAACCATGTCGGCATCAGTCGTGAGGAAGAAGTTGGAGCCATCCATCCTCTCCACAACCAACTGAGTTTCAGAGGCGACCGAGACAATGCGCAGAGTGAAAGCGTTGACTCCAATTGGAGTCGCTGCGCCAATCACACCAGTGACCACGATGTCGCCTTCTTGAACTCCATCCGTGAGGAAGGTCGAGCCTGCGGAGTCGATGGTCTGGGTTGCAGCTGGTGCAGCTGTGGTGACAACTCCGTCGATACCAGTGACGAAGGCAACGTCATCCGAGAAGACAACTCGTTGCGCTGTGCGAAGTCGGTCCAGACCTACAGCGAATTGGCGACCTGCAGCGACAACTGCACTGGGCACCGGAACGATTGGAGTTGGGTCAAGAGGCGCGGAGTTGGTAGGCAGCTCTCGGAAGAGGCGCAAACCGACAGCAGAGGCGAGATTGACGGGAACGAGAACAAGGCGGAAAAAGCTCTTGTTGCGGAGTTCGGCAAAACCGTTGCCCATGTCTCCGCCGAAGTCGCCAAGCGTTTCGTCAAAACCGCCAACCTTGTTGAGCAAGTCTTGTGAAGAGAAAGCCTCAACAGGCGTGAGGTTCTCTGTGATCTCACCGGTAGATTCATTGACCTCGACCGCGAAGGTCATGTCGGCGAACTCACCAATCAAACAAGCCACACCGGTTCCTACACCAGCAATTGAACCGGGAGGCGGAAGGTCAATAATGTTGACCCCCTCGATAGCCGTAAGGGCTGCCTCGCTCGGAAATTCACCAAATCGTCGAATGAAACCAGCCATGTCGGCCTCCTAGCAGTCTACGTTCCCGTCAATAACGGTAACTTGTGAGCGAACTTCTGTCAGTCTCACGAGGTCGACGCACCGAACCGCAGATACCTGCCCAGAGACAGTAAAGTATGCTTTTCGAGTACGGGACAACACGTCACCTTCAGAATCAGGAAAGTTGTTAGTTTTGAGTTCGTAGATTGCGAACTGATTGTGATAGTGCGGCAACTCTATCTTGGCACCGCCCATCCAGTCCACTGGATTGAACGCATCTTCAAGCATCATTGTGAGTGCAATCCGTTCTTCTGGATCGTTGGACCAATACTCAACTCGAAGATCTACTGCGTACTCGGCATATTTACTCAGGAAGAAGCCATCGTTCGTGAGGCACCGAGTCGAGACAGTGGGTGTGAAGCTAGAGGCGTCGTATATGCCGTCACCAACGGAGTACACGATTGCTGAGGGATAGACTGCCTTGTCCTCGTGATCAGGCCAGACATCGTACACTCGCTCAAATTGCACTGAACGCCCTGCTTGCGTGCTGAGCGAAAGCGACTGGATGTACTCGGCCAACCCTCGCTTCAGTGCAGTGCGTGCATCTGTCTCGCGATTCGAGGTGAGCAGCTGCTTCTGTGTTCGCTGAGAGACGAGACAGGAGAGCCGTGGAGGGATCTCCAGCTCAGGGTTCACAACTTCGACGGGAGGCTGAGCACCAGGATCACAAGTGCTCATGGCGTGCCTCCAGCGAAGAACCTGTCGACCTCATGCTTGATCTCTTTGAGGACGAGAATCTTGATCTCTGGGCGCGCGTCCTTCAGAACATTCCTCGGGCGGAGTCCGCGCTTCTTGATGTTCTGCGCCATGACAAAGGCAACACCATCGGCATAGTCCTTCGACATCCCGAGCTTGCGGCGAGCCCACTCAGCAAGAGGCTTGGTAGGCGGGGCTTTGCCTGGGAATTGCGCGCCGCCTTCGATGACAGGAGAGTATGACTTGGTGTTGTAGAGCAAAGAGCCCCAAGGCATCTTCGATGACTTCCAACCTCGCGCATATGCGCCCGTGTTGAACGCTCCATGAGAACCATTCGCCGAAGCAGGTGGAGCGACGTTGGCCTTCTGCTCCATCAAAACTTGCGCGCGCATGGAGCCCGAGTGGATGCCCTTCTTCAGAACAGGAAGAAGGTCGACTGTGTTGAGCCAGCGGTCCCACTCTTTGAGATCGAACTCCAACATCAGCGAAGGTCTCCCATGTTGCCGCGGTCTTCATCGGCCTTCTCAAGAACGATGGACCACTGAAATCCATAGGGGTCATAGTTCGGAGCTGCCCGAATATGGAATCGTCTCTTGACGCCAGGCTTGCCATCGACTCTCGGGAATTCGATTTCGTAGAACACGTTTTCGTTGAGAGCTGGCTGTCGCTGAGCTGCGTCAACGCCAAGCAGAATCTCTTCTGTGAAGCGTCCTGAAATCTGGTTGACCGAAACAGAGCCGGCCTCATCGAGACCAATCAGTGTGGTGACTTCTTGGAGCGAACCGAGGTCGACGACGCGAGGTGTCGGTCGGACATCAGTGATAGACGTGATTGCCTCTTTGCCAACACCCCGAGCGTTGCCCGACCACCGTGTGCGGATGATGCGGACGTTGTAAACGCGCCCCCCAAACTTGGTGTGGAGATCGCGAACCTTGTCGACTACAGGAACGAGCTTGCGGGTGAGCGTCTTGCCCAACATCCCGGGAGCTACGACAGTGAAGCCGTCCTTGTCCTTTGAGAACCCACTAACCATTTCTTACAGAGATGGACCCTGCCATCATGCCGCGGGCAAGTTGGAACTTGGTCGCGTAGGGGTAAAGAGGGACTCCGAGCTGATTCGCGATGCGACCTGCCCAGCGGTAATACTCGAACTCAAGCTTGTCGATTTCCTTGTCGTTGAGCGTGAGCCCATCAAGTTGCTTGGCAGCCAAGCGGTCGATTGCGTCGACCATGGTGCACTCGATTTTGTCGAGCACACAAATCATGCTGCGGATGCGATCCTCGGCAGCAGAGTTCAGAACTCGGTCCATCGCCGAGTCGAGAATGAAGAGAGTCTGAAGTGGAACTGGTTGTCCGAACGCAAGAGAACTCGCTGCCGTCTGGTTTAGGTATCCCAGGTGGTAGCGAATTTGTTCTTTCTCTTCAGGCGTGAACGCCAACTAGCACTCCTCGACCTTGACTCCCGATTCAAGGATACGCTGGAGAGCGAGCGGACCACCGTAGAACCTGGCTTCGAGCACTTTTCCTGCACGGAGCTTTGTCATACGTCCGCCTACAGAGGTCATGCGGTCTTCGAGAACCCGGTACTTCTTCGCTGGGTCCACAGAGACGACCTGTGTGGCCCGCTTGGGAGCAGGGGCCTTGGCTGTCTGAGGAGCGGGAACAGGTGCCTTGGGCGCAGGAGCAGGCTCTGCAGCAGGCTCAGGAGGAAGCGGGGGCTCAGCAGCTGCTTCAGCCTCAGCTTTCTTCTTCTTTTTGCCAAAAAGTCTCTTCTCAGACTTGTCGTCTGTGATTTTGGCTTCTTCTAGTGGATCGAATTTTGACATGTTGGCTCCTGTGGGAAAAGCGGCGTAGAGACAGAGCATGGGCTTTAACCCTTGCCCGAAGGTAGTTATTTAGTTCTGTCTCCCGAGCGGAAGCTCAAAGCCGCCTCGATTCACTTCAAGCTCAATGTCCGAGAAAGCTGAAAGCTTACCGGTCGCGAATGCAGGGATCGAACCTGCTAAGAAAAACACCAGCTATCGCGAAGGAAGCCCCGGGGGTCCGAAGACCCCCAGGAGCTATGGCGACCCAACCTAACCAAAAGTAAGGCTGGATTTTTTACTACTCGCCGTGCTCGATAACCTGGAGTCGCTTGAAGCGAGCCCCATCACCAGAGGTGATGTCGGTACGAACAGGCCAGTCACCGATGAACTTCCAGCTGGTCGAAACCAGATCCTGAAGCCGGTTGAGCGGCGACCGAATGATGAGCTGGATGCGGTCGGTGTAGACCTCGATGCCGTTGTTCGAGATGTTGGCTTCGCCAACTTTGCCCGTGATGCCTGCTTCAGTGATGAGACTGGAGAGGTCTTGGTGGTACTCGTAAATAGCACCTTGGGCGACGAACAATGGACGGTGGATGACGACGCCAGTACCGGTGCCATCGCTGCGGAGTTCTCCACCAAATGGATCGTTCTCTGTGTACGTTCCAACGAGACCACCACCTTCGACCGTTTCAGGGAGCGGGCTCTCTGAGTTGCGGAAGAAGACACAGTTCAAGAGTTCACCAATGGCGAACTGCTTGTACATGTAGTAGTCGGGGAGAGAGGTGAGAAGCCG